ATGCCTTAGTTGCATTATGATATTTAACAAAGTAAACACAGAACTTTTGTTGCTTATCATCCAGCTCATCATTTTCAACTATTTTCTTTGCTATCTTTTTAGCGACCTTTTTGGTTGCAACCTTTGGTTTTTTTGGTTGCAACTTTTTATCCTTCCAGTAGCGACTTTTCCATGACTTGACAGCACTAACTGACACACCATATTTAGCAGCTATATCTTTGTATTTCATCCCATCCAAATAATCCTGGTATGCTAACTCGTATTTCTCTTTCAAGCCATATCACCACCTCCGTATTTTTTGTAAAGAAAAAGCAATCATGTTACTGATTGCTTAATTGATTATTTAATGAAAAGGCGCTCCGATTCGAACGGAGGTTTCCTCAGTGGCAAACGCCATGCATCAAAGTGTAATTACCCCTATACGACTACCTTTTCTTATTTCTATTTAACCACAATTTATTGACTCTTTCAATCATAGTTTTTTCTTCTGTTGTCAATTTAGATGCGCCTTTTTTACTATCATATTCATTATGAAAATAACCATGATGAGTATGTGGAATTATTCCAGCATGTTCATGTTTCATGTCAATTTGTTTTGTTCTTTTTCCCTCTTTATCGTAATAAGAAATAGAAGAAAGATTATCATTTTTATCAACAGAAACATAAACTCTACCATCTGTCATAGTTTCTAACGGTGTTTTTGCATTTTTTACACCATTTTGTTTTATAAATTTAATATTTCCAGACTGGTATAATGTAGAATATTCAGTACCATACTTATTTCCTGATCTACTTATTCCACTGCTTGCTCCTCGTCCACCCATTTTTTACCTCAATCTTCCTCAAACGTTTAATCACTTCATTATCATAATAAAATACTGGTATTCCTTTAAAATCAAATTCTATTGGTTCACCGTAAATCAAAATAGCATATGGATCAATACGTTTTATCATTTCTCCTACTCCATCTTTCCATATTTTGATAGAGTGTTCGCTATTTTTAACACCAACAGTAGAAATACTTACAATACTTTCTTTTTCTATTCCATCAAAGCAAAAATTATAGGTTTCAGGTTCAGCCCATGAAATAGTTGGTATGACCTTTATACCTTGACTTTGCCAGTATTGGCCAAGTAATCGGCTTCTGTAAACATTCCATATCTTCATTGCTAAAGGCATATCCATGTATAAGCTAAAATCAGGAGTAAAAACACATTCAAACTCTTTTAATTTATCAATGTATTTTTCAGGTGTGTTCCACAATCTTTCAAACTGATAATCATCAACATACATATGTACACCAACATGCTTATCTTTCGCTGTAAGCATATAATTAAAACCAATCAGTTTATCAGGAATAATATTTTCTCTATCAATTACAGGCATTTGAAAAGGCCCATCTACTTTGAATTCATCATAGATATGTAAATTATATTTTTCTATAGTTCTTAATCTATCATTCATTTGAATGCCTCTATTTTTTTACATTATAAGACCATCCATATAACGGCGCGTTTTTCTTAAGCCATTTCTCAGTTTCTTGAGCTATTTTATTTAACCTTGCATCACCTTTAATTCCTGACCTAGTTACTTCCTTAACTATCTTACTATGTGCGGATTCATATTCACTAGAAAGATATCCAGGTTTATGCATAAAGTCTTTTGGCTTATGATCATTCTTTCTAGTTAAGACTTTCATTTCACCATTTTTATTAACGGCAGTCATTGATTTTAATTTATGATCAAATGCAAATGAAATATCTTCAGCTGAAAGCAATGAATCTAATTTACTCGTTGTTGGATGATTATGAACAAAATTCATATTTTCAAACTTAGCTGATTCTTTATCAGTAAAGGAAACAGAAAATTGAGCACCGCCTTTTTGTTAAATGATATTCCCGTTATCATCAAATATAATTGCATGTTCTTTACTGTAACTCATTATGCTATGAGAATGTTGTGTCAAACTTCCATGACTACTAAAACTACCTCTACCGCCCATAAAATTACCTCCTTTTTTATAAAATAAAAAGCAACCGAAGTTGCTCTCTTATCTATATTTTTTTTGCTTTTATCTGTACATCAAAATTAATTATATCTAATACATCACAATTCTTATATACTGACTCATATGTTATTTCATCTAGGTTAGTATTCGGCTTTTCCACAAATATTTCTGCCACGTAGTCCCCAGTATTTGGAAAATAAAAATTATCAAAAGTATACGTATGTCTATGTTTATAGGAAAGAAAATTTTCCGCTGTTTCTTTTTCCTCAGGAGAAACTGTAAATTTCCCTAAATATGCAACATTAAAATCCTTGACCTTATTTTCTCTCAAAAAGCCATAGATATTTACATTATTTACAGGCCATTTTCCTTCTGCAAGATCAGCGTAAACATTTACCACTGTAAAGAGTGTAAAGCTTGCAGATAAATCATCATCTACATATATTATATCATCTATAGTCATTTGCCCACTTTGATTATCAAAATCATTACATATAAACGTGCTAGCAGATATTTTATTTTTAAATTTTGTCATCTCTATTAACCTCGTTTCTTTCTAGACTTATATCAGATTTTTCAAAACTATTTCCTACTATGGATGTTGTGGAATCTTTTGAATTTTGTTTTTGATTTTTAACAAAATCTTGTGTTTCTTTAAATGATCTATCTATCTTATTCATAATATCTTCTTTTAATTCGTTAATCATTCGAACTGTTTCATTCTGAGTTTTTATACTTTGATCCAAATTGTAAAAGCTCAAAAACATAGAAATAATACCAATCACTGTAGCAACCAATCCCAGAACAATTCCTACCCATGAATTCATTATGCTAATCGTTATTTTTTTATCAAATATAATTCCTGCAATAAACAATGAAATAACGCCTGAAGCAATGACATACATAGAAAACGGCCACCAAAAACATTTCATTTCTTCTACTTCATCATCTAATTTTTTTGAGCTATCCCGCTTGTTTACATATACATATCTTACATATTTCTTTTTTCTAAACATTTCTTTACCTCATATAAATTGATTAAGTGAAATAATTATACATCAATAAAATATTGTAAACAAGAAAATTAATTATTCCAAACTAAAAAACCCCTGAAACAAGAGCTTTTCAAAATAGTTCATCTTTAGGGAAAAGTAACGTCTCTTTACCAAAACCTTACAATAACATAATAGCATGGAAATAAGGGTTCAATCTAGGTCCACTTTGGGTCCAATTAGGGCTCACTTTGGGTTCAGTTTGGGTCCAAAATGGGTCCACTTTTAATAAAAAATTATCACTTGTGATAAAAAAGTTATTATTTATGGTTTTTAATACTATCTCTAGAGATTTGAAACACTGCTTTCATTTGCTTTTTAGCACCACTCCCAAATAGACATTTTAAAATAAAATGTGATAAAATAAAAAAGCACATACAAAGATGTGCAATAAAAACTACGGAGGTACTAGCAACATGCTATTTACATCAAGCAAGAATATTAGCTTTGGTGTAAGGAAAGGAGCAAGTATTCATGGAATACCTAGTAATGCTCTTTTTAATCTTAGTAGCAACTAAAATGTTGTTGAACTAATCCCACACTTACTTAAAGCTAGTATTCGAAGTAGAAAAAGAGGAAGAATTGCCGTTCTTCCTTTTTTCTTTTAGCATGCTATTTTAATCCCATACTTACGAAAAGCATTGTAGACACAATGATTATTTTTATTTTAATCTTACCTCCGTGCTACATAAATAATATAACACAAACAAAGAAAAAATGGACAGTTTTTTATCGAAAAAAAGCGACATTTAGCGAGTTATATAGTCATATAGAGAGTTATAGCGACATATATAGAGATTTATAGAAAATAAAAAGAATGAAATTTCTATTCATTCTTGATACTTTCATAAAACATATTATTCAATTTTTCAAGTGATGGGCGGTGTTCCATGTCAAGATATTTGGATAATTCTAAACACGCTTTTGGAAACTCTCTTTTGTAAGTTGATTTGCTGATACAAAACGACTCTTCTAATGTATCAATCATTTCATTGTACCCTCTTGAACATACATACGTTCTAATGATGTTTCTATGTCCTGCATTGAGCAAATACACCAATGGCATAAATTTATCAAGTTCTTTGTTAAAGAGCTCTAGGCGCTTTGTTAGAAGCTCCCTGCGCAACATATTAGAAGTGATTTGTTCTCCTTTTGGTTTTGAAAAACCTCCAGGAGCTTCATCACTGTATTTAATTGATTGAGGGCTTGGAATGTCCTCAATTTCAAATGTTAAAGAGAATTTTTCAATATTTATTAGGCGTAATTCTCTAAGATATTTTTTAACTTCATCAATGATCTTCTTTTCTTCATCTGTATATTTCATTCCTTGCCCTCCAAAATAATTATTTTTTATTTGAATAAAATGCGTAAACGACAAACACCGCAACTTCAACAAGAATAGTTGCTGCAACTCCACACCAAAATGGATTAATGTACATTATTTATCACCACCTTCTTTTATTTCTACATTGCTATTATATTTAATGCATTTACCATTCTTATAAGCGACGCATGCATCTTTTAAACAATGATTTAAAATAACTGTTTTATTCGTTCCTCCGCCACGTAAATACGATTCTCTTATTTCAAACCCGATTAAATCTGGGCAATATTTAATCATTCATTTCCACCTCTTTCTTTGGAATGTGATTTCTTTCTTGATAAATTTCTACTTCTTCTTCAACACGTTTTAATAAATTCTTTTCTCTTACTAGATCCTTTTCACTTGCTCCTGGTCTAGTGATATAGTATTGCAAAGCATGTTTTACTGTTTGCATTCTTCTATACTGATTACCCATTTTTATCTCCTATATTTGGAATAGTAATTGGATAAAATCTTCCTTCTTGAAAAAATGTATTAGATAAATCCTTGGATTTTATGCATTCAAGAAATATCCATTCATTAGATTCTATTTCTTTAATTCTTACAATTTCTTCATAAGGAGCATCATATATCCACATTCCTTCTTTTAAATCTTCAAATTTGAGTGGTTGAGGATGCTTGACCTCATTCATCGCATCCTCATATCCTTTATCATATTGTCCTCTATCATAAATTAGAGCTTTTAGGAGTTCTTCTTTATCAACATTTATGTCGACTTTTTGTACAGCTTTAAGTACTGAATTTTCAAAATCCTCATTCATCTTTTGAAACACTTCTTTCATTACTATTTCTATTGGTGGCTTATACATTCTTCATACCTCCAAATCAATTCATCAATGGTTTCATCATCTTCGGCATCTTGAAAGTAGCCTCTCATCCTCATGCCAACAAGCATACCAATTTCATCAAAACAATCATCACCACAACCATCATCAGAGAATTCTTTTAATAGATCCAATTCAAATTTAGTCATCTTTCATCAACTCCTCTTTCCATTCTTCTTTAGATAGTCCACATTTTTTAGACATAATTCCATAATGGCACCAAGCTTGATTAGAATGAAGCTCTTCACATGCTCTATCAAGTGCTTTTTCTAACTTTTCAATCTCTTGCTTATCTTCTGCAAGATAATCACAAATAGCATCAATATCTTCATACTTAATATGCTTAATTGCGTTATTATTATTTCCTTGCTTCATATGTTGCAACATAGATATTAATTGATTTCTAGTTTTACTCATCTTCAACTCTCCAATCAATCGTTTGTTCGCAAAAATGACAATATTTTTGTCTTTTTACTAATGGCGATTTACAAGAAGGACATGTTAATATTGTTCTTGTAATAGTTGTACCATTTACTGTAGATATACTATTTTCAAACGCTAGCAAAGGTCCTTTAGGTATAGCCTCTTCAATTGAATCCATTATTACTTTACTTAATTGTTTCGTATCAAGTATAGGTTCTTGAGCGTTCATAACATTTGCGTTGCATGATTGACATTCTTTACATAGATCATCCGTTCTTAAATCCATCAAATCATAACAAAATTTTCTATTATCATTTGGACCATATTCGTGAGTTGATATCCTTGCTTTGTAACAATCTTTATCTAGGGGCTTTCCCCTTAATTGAGCTCTTGATTTAGTCATCTAACCACCCCAATTCTTTAACTTGTTGGTTGATTGCTTTTAAAAGTTCCATATCAATTGCAGGTGGTGCATCATAACCGTACTCATAATCTTCAGAATACTCATCACAATATACAGATGTTATTTTTTCTTCTTTATCAAACAAAACTACAAATGTATATAAGTATTCTTCTTCATATACGACTGGTTTTTTATAAATAAATCGATCTAATTCAAAATAATCAAATTTATTTTTTTTAAATCCCATTAATTCAAACATTTTTTGTGCTGTCATTACAAAGCACCTCCTAAATCCAAACGAAGCCTAAAGCCTAAAACAACGTAACTCTCTTTGCAATATTCTTCATCATTTAAAATATAAACAATTTCTACATTTATAGATTTTCCTGTGAACTTACCATTTTCAAATTCTCTTAAAGTTATGATATCTCCAACCTCAAAATTCCGATCGTTTTTACGAACTTCAAATGTTTTAAGGCCACTAATAACATCTTTAAAATATTGAGGTTTGATTTTTAATTCATGTGTTTTCATAATTCCTTAACCTTTCTTAACGATATCTTTCAAATCATTTTTAAAATAACATTCCTTGCAAACTGCATATCCGAAACCGTATTTATCCAAAATAATTCTTGATGTATAAGAAGCTCCATATGTGATTTCTTTCCCACATTCGCAACAAGCAATTTTCTTGTTCATATCATCCTCGTAATATGTAGCTCCATCAGGCAATGCATAATCTTCATATTGGCCGGTTTCCAAATCATATTTTCTAGCAAAAGCATGATCCACTGCAGTATTTAATAAATCAAAATACTTTACAGCATCATCATGTGTCATATTCTTGTAATTTGCATCGAGGACAACAACACCACGCTCTTTACAAAGTTTTGACCATTCTTCACCTGTCATGAGTTATCACGTCCTGCAACT